TAACTGGTATATTTGTTAAAAATGATTATCTTGGAGAATCTTGGTCTGCTCCCGCTGGTTATAATAGAGCTAATTTGATTGAAGTTGATGAGTTGGAGAATAAACTGGATGAGGGTGATATGGATACATTGTATATGAATTCGATTAACCCGATTGTAAATTTTAATAACGGTCCAGTTGTTTGGGGTATAAAAACATTAAGTAGTGCACAATCTGCATTTAGTAAAATAAATATCAGAAGGTTGCTATTGACAATGGAGAAAGATATTGGTAATAGTATGAAAGCATTTATGTTTGAGCCTAACACTGAAACAACAAGAACAAGGGTTAAATTAACAATTGATCCTTATATGGAATTAGTTAAAGGTAAAGAGGGTATTATAGATTCGTTAGTAGTTTGTGATGACACTAATAACCCTTACGATAAACAAGTATTAGGTCAATTAATAGTTGATTTATACATACAACCTGTATTCGCTGCTGAATACATAATATTGAATTTTACTGTCACAAAAGATGTTATAACATCTAGTGTTAATGGATAATTAAAGGAGAAAAATAATGGCAGATATGCATAGTAAATACAACTTCTATCAGGGCACTATTAATGATAGTTCTGATTACCAAAGGTCATATTTATTTAGAGCTATTTTTACAGGAGCGACAGATCTTATTACTTATTTGGTATCTAGCACTGCAACTCCTGTTGAGACGACTGGAATACTTCCAGTTGATTGGATGAATTCACAAATTAAAGTGGGTGGTAGAACTACCTATTCTGAATGGAATGTAACATGTAGAGATACAATAAATGGTGATGCTTATGATTATTTCACAAAATGGAGAAAAAAAGTATATGACCGTAGTGCTGGAACTTCGTTAGTTCCTGGACAATATAAAGAAAGTGTATCTTTAGAATTGGTAAATAATGTTGGTGGACAAACTAAACAATATACTCTAATAGGAGCATTTCCAACTGTAATCGGTGAAAGTTCATTAGAATATTCTAATGAAAATATTTTAACTTTCCAGGTTACATTCGCATATGATTTGTTTGAATCAAACAATTATTAATTCTTTTTAAACTTTAAATAAAATGGCTGAAAATTTTCACGCAATGACTCTGAACAATGCAGGAGAGTTGCAAAGATCTTACTTGTTTAAAATTATTTTAAAAGATGGACAAAAATATTTTGATATATTAATGTCTTCTGCAAAGTTGCCAAGTATGACAGTTGATGAAAGAAAAATACCAGTTTTAAGCACATATATGAAAGTTGCAGGTATGGTAAATTATGATACATGGTCTGCTACATTTATGGATAATGAGAATGGTTCAAATTATAAAATGATTTACGGTTGGCAACAAAAAGTATTTAATAGAAAAGGTTTAAGTGTTGGATTTCCGCAAGAATATAAACAAAATGCAACACTTCAACTATTATCAACTGCTGGAGATGTTACGACTACATATACTATGGAGGGATTATTTCCGTTGACAATAACAAGTGGAGATTTAGCTCATGCTAATAATGATATGATTAAATATACAGTTACATTTGCAATGGATAAATTTACAATTTCATAATGGCTACTTCTACACATAATCCGAAGAATTTTTATGATAATATAGTAGATGGAAAAGATTTACAAAGAGCTTATTTATTTAAAGTTTTAATAACAATACAAGGAAATAATACAAAAGAATTTTTTATAAGAAGTTCAACTCTTCCAACTGAAACTGTTGAAGCTATTATAGTTCCCAGATTAAATTCTGAAGTTAAATATGCTGGAAAAGTTAAATATAATGATTGGAGTGTAGATGTTATTGATAACACGAATATGGATAATTTTAAAATATTTAGAGATTATCAAAATAAAGTTTATGATTCAAAATCTGGTAAATTAAGTCAAAAAGATAAATATATAGGTAGAGCAACAGTTGAACTCTTAAATGGTTCAATTGAAAAAACTTATAGTTACATTTTAAAGAATTTATGGATAAGTAGTTTAGAACCACCACAAGTAGTATATGGTTCAAGCGATTTATTTAAATTTAAAGCAGTTTTCAAGTATGATATATTTGAAACTAAATAAAAAACTCTAAAAGAATAAATATAATTAAATAAAGGAGAGGAAAATGACCGAAAAAAATAATGCACCTTTGAAAGCTAAAACAAAAAAGGTTAAAAAGGAAAAATTTAAAATTAATTATGAAGAGGCAGCAAGTAGTGAAAACCCACATAATGATATTTCTAACATTTTAAAAATTTTGGGAAATCAACTGCAAGAAGTTGAACATGAAATAGATTTACCATCAAATGGTAAATTGGGATACCCTAAAACTATAAAAATTAGAGAAATGACTACTGAAGATGAAAAAATACTTTTAAAGGGTTTATATTCAAATGAAGATAAAGCGTTAGATAAATTATTAGATAGATGTGTAGTAACACCTTTTGATAAAGAATTATTGACAGATTTTGATAGATCTTTCATTTTAATTGAAATATCAACTTTAACTTTTCCAGGACCTAAAAAGTATGATGTCCCTTTAGCAAATGGAAATACAGTTCCAGTGGTTATTGATGTAGAAGATTTAACACTTACAAAATTAGATGATGATGTTGAATATCCATTTAAAGTAAGTTTACCTATATCTGAATTGGATGTATATTTAAAATTTCAAAATACGAAGATGCTACGAGAGATTGAATATTTTAATAAAAATTATAAAGATGAACATTTGAAAAAAATCTGGGTATCTATTGCAAAAAGGATTGATAGAATTGAATTTACAAAAGATGGAACAGTTGTAAATGTTAATAATTGGTTAGATTATGTAAAATTATTAAATGTGTGGAAATTACAAGATACTAGAGTTATTTCAAATTTTATATCTGAAAATATAAGTGATAAATATGGTTATAAATTAGAGAAAGAAGTTTACGACCCTGAATCTGGTAAAACTTTTACTATAACGATAAACCCATTACACTTTTTTCGGCTTGGTATCTAATGATCCGGGATACTTAGCACAACGATATAATGGCATAATAAAAGAATTATTTGCATTATGCTATTATGGTCGTGTCGGGTCAATTGGTGACATTCTTAGAATGTCCAAACACGACAAAGATCTCCTAGTGAGAGAGTTATATAGAATTAAAGCAGAAGAGGAAAAGGCTTATTCTAAAAAAACTAAATAATTGTAGAGGTTAAATATGGCTAAGGCTACAGATATCAATGAAATAGTTAAACTTGTCAAACAGAAAAACTTAAAAGATACTTCTACAAATAAAGAACAAGAAAAACTTTTAAACTCTTTTGCAAAATTCTATGAAAAAAGTTTAGAAAATCAAAAAGATTCATATGAAAAACAAGCAGATATTGTTAGAAATGGTATGAGTAAAATGAATAATGAAATATCTAGATTAGGTAATAATTTAGATAATGTGCTTGGAACTGAATTTGCAAGTTCAATAAATAAATTACAATCATTATATTCTATTGTAAAATCTCCACATGATATTATAACTGGAATAGGTAAAACTATAAATGATTTTAAAAAAGTTAGAGATGATAAAATATTAGATAAAGAAGATAAAGAACATTTTAAAAAAATAGACAAAGGAATAACTCAACTTGCAAAAGATGGACATCCCAGTAGAAGTAGTATATCTACTCATGATAAAAAAGTTTATAATATGTTAATAAAAGGTTTTAATTTACAGCTTAAAGATGAAAAAAAGTTAAATGCTATGGAATTTAATTCAAAATCTAAAACCATGATATTTACTCCAACATTAACCCCTGAAAAAGATGATGAAGTTGTAAAAAGTGATGAAGTTAAAAATAAAGTTTCAGATAATGCAGTATCAAAAAAAGAAGCAATTGAAAGTGAAAAAACTCGGAATAACATATTTAAAGATTTTACAAAAAATTTAAAACAAGGATTTAGAGATACTGGTGGATTTTTGAAAAAATTGGTAAAATGGGAAGAGATGAAATGGATGTGGAATTTAGTAAAATATCCACTTTTATTTTTAGCAGTTAAAACAGCTATTAAAGAGTTACCAGGAATTATAAAAAAGAAATTCATGGATTTAGTTCCAGATTGGTTTAAAGAAAGTCCAATATTAAAAGATATTGCAAGTGGTATAAGTAGTATATTGGGATTTTTAGGAGGAAAAGTTTTACCAGTATTATTAGGTTTAAGATTTATACCTGGTGGTAAAATATTATCTGATTGGATATTTAAAGGTATCAATAAAGGTTTAGGTGGACTTTTTAAAATTTTAAAATCTCCTATATCAATAGAAGGTATAAAAAAATCTTTAATTGGATTTAAAGATATAATAGTTTTAAAAAGTGCACAACTTAAAGATGGTATGAAAAAAATGGTAGATACTTTTAAAGGTAGTAATTTTTCATTTAAAAATACTTTTAAAAGTATTGGTAAAACTTTAATATCGGGTGGAAAATTTGCAGTAGATGGTATTAAATCATTAGGTTCTAAATTAACAGCACTTACTGGAATAGGTGGTCCGATTGCATTATTAGGAACAGGAATAGCCGCTGCTGGATATATTGCAATAACTGCAATAAAAAATTGGGCAGCTGCATCTGATGCAGCAATTGCAAAATTAATGAAAACTGATTTAAATAAAGATAAAGTTAAACAAGTTGAAACTCGTGAAATGTTTAAATCTGCTGGAATAACTGAAGCCGATAAATTAAAACAGAAAAAAATATATGAAGAAGAAGAAATTAATAGACTTGGTGATGAATTTAAACATTCTACACTTTTTAGTAAAGAGTGGAAAACTTTAAAAAAACAACTAGAAGAATTAAAAGAACATGGAATGTCTATTAAAGAATTTGATGAAAAATTAATTAAAGATTTAGATGAACATAAAGGTTATTTAGGAACAATTAAAAGAATAAAATGGGATAGAAAAAAGTTTGAAGATACAATTGGTAAAAAATTTAAAAGTGCTGATAAAGAAATTAAAGATGGATTAATTCATAAAACTAATGAGAGTATGGAAATAATTAGAAAACATTTAAAAACATCTAATACTGAATCCAACGATGGTTATGGTGTAGAAACTCCAGATAGAACTTTTAAAAGCAGTCAAACTTTTAAAAATGATAAAAAAGTTGTAGTAGATAAACTTAAAGCCGGTGGAACTGGTTATAATTATAACATGCTTGATGATAATAATATTTTAAATGATGCAAATCTTAGAATAACTTCAAAAGTTAGAAAAGGTGCAATAACTAAATCAGGTAATCTTAGTTACCATGCAATTGGTCAAGCTGCCGATATTGCCGCCTCTAGAAAAGGTGCATTTGCTGATCCGGTTGAACAAGAAAATTTGTCGAAATTTGCAAAATGGGCAGCTAATTCTGGAAATTTTACAGAGGTATTATGGAATACTCCTGGGCATGAAAATCATGTCCATATAGCGTGGAATAAAGTAAAAGGTGGAGATATTGGAAATACTGATATTCACGCTAGAACTGGAATATCTGGAATGTTAATGTCTGAAGGATTTATGCAAATTGGTGACAAAACTATAAATTTTGGAGAAGAAAATAAGAAAGAATTATTACAAATTACACCCGAAGACAAACTTGGAGATTTGAAAAGTATATCGGATGTAAATTTAAAAATGATGCAAGATTTGACATATGAATTTAAAAAATATACAGAAGAAGTAAAAAATAATAAAAATAAAGATAATAATTCAACTTTAAATAATATACAAAGCACTACAGTGGTTCCAAGTGGTGGAGATAGAGCAGCAGCCGAAAATGTATCAGATATGAAATTTTTTCCAACTGATGTTGCAGTTCAAAATATTATATGGATGTCTAGAAGATTTAGCGGAGGATATTAATGTCAAACCCAGTAACATCTGCTCAAAATAGAACAGTTACACAAAATACAAGTAATAATAGAACAAATTCAACTACTTCAAATAGTGACCAACGAACTTTTAATGGTTTTAAAACAAATATAAATATAGTTATAGATGGTAATCCGGTTTTTGGGTTTCTTGCTGAAGATGGGTTAAGTATTGGATTAAAGAATAACTGGGGGAAATTATTTGGAGATGGAAATTTATTTGCAGCATTATCTAAATCAATTGGACAATTAAATGCTTTAGATTTAAATTTTACAAGTCTTGGTGATATTCCAAATCAATTAAAAGATAAAGCTGGAAAATTTTATGCTGCTGGTAAAGCTGCAATAACTGGGAAAGGTTCAGCAAGTTTAGGTGAATCTGGTGGAGCTATGACTGCACATGTAGTAACAAATACTCCAATGTTTTGGACTGGAACAGAGCCATTGGATTTAAATATAACATTTTATCAAATTGCCGAATCTTCTGGAGATATTATGAATACTTATAGAAGATTATTATATGGTGCTTCTCCAAAAATAGATGATCCAAAAGGAGTTATAACTACAGTTACTAAAACTGCTGATACATTTATTAAGGTGTATGGGTTAGAATTTAGAGATGTAGTAGTAACAAATTTAGTTTGTAAAGTAAAGGGTCCCTTTGATAATGTTATGTCACCGGCTATTGGAGAATATAATTTAGTGGCTAAATCACAAAAAATGGTAGATAAAGATAGAATATTGGAAATATTTAAAAATAATCCAAGCACAGTTGAGGAAGATAAACTTATTGACGCAGTCTCTTCAAATATTCCTATTGGACTTTCAAATTTTGGATTAGGGTAAATTATGGAAAAAACAGATAAACAAGTTTCAGATTTTTATAAACCTGATGAAATAAGTTATACATTTAACAGGTTAATTGGTTTAATTTATCAAGATGATACAACGAAAGAATATTATCATCAAAATGATTTTGAATTAAATCTTGAAAAAAATGCAAGTGATAGTGTGAAATATAGAGTTCCGGAAGAATATCAATATCGACCTGATTTAATAGCATATGGGTTTTATGGTAATGAAAAATTATACTGGGTAATTTTGGAACATAATAATATAGTTGACCCATTTGAAATAGAAGTTGGAACAGAGTTAGAAATTCCAAATATTGAAAAAGTTAAATCAAAATTAAGTGAATATAAAGAATTAAATAGAATAAAAAGGATATATTAAATGAGTGGATTTGAAAGACCAGTTTTAGAACAAGATGGAATAATTTTAATAACTTCAGGTGGACAAGAATATAAACTTGGATTAGATAAAGATATTGCTGAATTTAGATATATGGAAGATATGAATATGGGTTACCCTGTATTGGAAATAGTTATAACAGAAGCGTTATATAGTAAATTAAATGCTGGATTAATTGGATCTGGTTTAATTTCGGTCAAAAATTTAAAATATGATAAATTTGAAATTAAAGATACAACATTTAGAATTAAAGCTATTGGTGTTGCTACCCCTATAATGAATAAACCTGGACATGTTAACTTTATAAAACTAATTTGTCATCATTTAGACCAAGAAAGATTAATGAATTTAAATAAAAGTATTTTACCGAAAGGTTGCCCAGTTGAACGGAGAGTTAGTGATGTTGTAGAAATGGCACATACTGAAGCTAATTGTAAATTGGGAAATATTGTTGAACGAACTATGAAGTTGAAAGATTTTACAAGATGGAATTTATATATACCTTCAACGGCAGATGCTCAAAAAGTTATTGGTAAAATGGCACATACTGCAATGTCTACTTCAAAACGAGGTGGATATATGTATTTTTATAATAGAGATGCAATGCACTTTGAAACTGCTCAGCGAGTTATGTCTAATGAATATGATGAAGAGATAAAAATTTTAGAGGGTAGAAATGATTATGTTCCATATGATATAAAACTGGCACCACAAAATGATTTTCCGGCTATAACATTGGGAAATAGGAAACGAATTATAGCGTATTATTATACTATTAAAGAACCGTGGAGATATGATGCTTCTAACTTAATGACATATCCAAATTTACACGCTAGTAATATTACACAGTTATCTAGTAATGCTGGAAGAGGTTTAAGATCTTATTATTGTCATTGTGACCATGAAGATGAAGTCAAAGCCTTTGCAGAAAGTATGTATTTAGCACAAATTTTTAATATTAGTTTAGATTTAAAAATGATGGTAAATAGATGTGGAAATTTTAAAATTGGACAAGTTATACCGGTTAAATTTTTAAACGCTAGTCCGGATCAAGAGTTGTATCATAATATGTCTGATAAATGGTTAATAAAATCATTAGTTTTTAGATATACAACACAAGCCGTAAATTTAGATTTGAAATTAGTTAGAGCAGGTATTAACCATAGAGCAGGTCAATTTGCACCAGCGTAGGAGAAAAGATGTTTGATGTTGATTTAAATAAAATAGCCGGTGATTACCAAAAATCTAATTTTTATAGAGCAGAAGTAATGCAGGTTGATAATCCAGCCAGGTTAAATGCTATACAAATTAAAATATTTGGATTAACTGATGATTTTGAGAAGGATAGTTGTCAACCATGGTGTGAAATGCAATTCCCAGGGAGATTAATAGCATATCCAAATCCGAAGGATCATATTTGGATATTTCTTGAAAATGATGATATATTTAGACCTGTATATCTAGGAACTACATATAATCCCGCAGCTAAAACTCAAGAAGCACATAGAATACAATCGGGAGTTCCGGATGATAATTTTGAAGGTGAATTAACAACTCCTCCACATGAAAAGTTATCAGAACAACGATTATGGTGGAAAGAAACAACTTTAAAATCTTTTATGCCAACAGATGACCCTGAAAATCCCGGAACAATAGTTGATAGATGGACAACATTAGAATTTGATGATAATGATGGAGCTGAAAGGCTACAATTACAATTTATGAAATCTGAAGGATATATAACTTTTTCTAAAAAAGGTCATAATGGGTTAGAAATTTATACAAATGGAACATATAATATTGAAAGTAGAAATAAATATGGAGCTAAATATAATTCAATTTTACATAGAGATGCCGGTTGGAGAGTTATAACAGATAAAGATAATTGGATTACTTCATATGGAAATACACATATTCAAGCAGGTTTAGGTGTTGATGCCGATGGAAATATTAAATATTCTTTGAACCCTAAACAGTTACATTTAGAAGCAACTGGAAATGTAAATGTTCAAAGTTTAAATGGTAATTCAACTATGATAAGAGCGTCTGGAAATGGTGGAAAAGTTCAAATATCTGGAAATGATGGAATTATAATTGGTCCTGAAGTTGGAGATGGTGATATTATGAATCATGATAAAGATTCATATGATAGTGGTTTACATTCGTTACCAATTTTATTAGGAGATGGTAAAAAAGGTAGATATTTTTTATATATTGACGCTGATAATATTGAAGATGCTGGAAAAAAATTAGGAAGTATTAAACAATTTTTAACAATGTGTAAAATAATGATAGATATGTCTGATTTAGATTCAATAGCGAAAAATTTTGTTGGACAAGTTGGGGGTGGAATGGGTATACCTTTAGCAAGTTCAATTTTAGATAAATGGGAAGATGGATATAATAATTTTATGAATTTAGGAAATCAACATATGTTAGAATCGTGGGATAAAATTCGTATGAAGGCTATAAGGGATTAAAATGGGAAATAATTCGTCAAATTTTGTAGATGGTATAGAAACATTAAGAGATAATATCAGTGATGTTGAAACAGTTGTAAATCAATCTATTAATCATATAGTTAGTACCGGTTCAAATATTAGTTTAAATACAAGTGGTGGATCTAGTATAAGTTTTACAGGAATATTAAATGCCCCATTACCTCCAGATTTAGGATCAGATAGACCGCCGTTAATAGCGTTTAAAATTGACCCCGAACCAGAAGAATTACCAGGTATTGCGTGGAAAATTATTAAAGATAGAATTAAATTTTGGAAAGATAATTTTAAAAATGCTTCAACTGATATATCTAATGAACTTAAAAATATAGAAAACACAGCGTTTAACACATTTGAAACCATTGAAGATGTTGTTAACGCACCAGTTAAAACGGTTAAAGAAGCAGTTGGAACTATTGCACAAGTTGGAGCAAGTATACCATTATTACCATGTGTTACCGCAATAGATAAAGAATTACATGTGTTATCTTCATTATTATCAATATTAAAAGTTGTTTTAGGTTTATTAAAGAAAATAACTGGAATATTAAAACTTATATTTAAATTACCTTCACCTTTATTTGTAGTTAAATTTATTTTAAATATTTGTGGAGAAGCTGCACACGCTATAGCTGAAGCATTTGACAAAGATGAAAAAGATTCAACTGGGACAGATCCGAATATGTCGACTAGAAGTGATGCTGCTATTGCAACTTATAACATGGCAAATAAAAAATTACCACCAATAGTTAATGGAACCGGACAATATTATGGAACCGGTCCAGATGGAAAAGTTGGATATTATAATTTACCAGCAGGTGATGAAGATTTAATGAAAAAAAGTGAATACGATCCTAATAGAAATGGTGTAGTTGAAGAGGTAGAATGGGTAGATGGTTCCAGAATAATTAGCACTGGATTTTCAAAAAATCTAGGACCTGAAGATAATACGGTTCAAAAATGTTTAGATAAATTAGATCAATTATAGGAATAAATTATGGCAGTTAAAACATTAAAAGATGTAACAGAAATTGATGAAGTATATACATATTCAGATATTGATATCTTTATGAATATTGAAAATAATGATATATTACTTTTGAAAGATTATGCAAGTGTATATCAAGCAGTTTGGAATATATTAAATACCGATCCAGGTGAAATGCCGATGTTAGCTACATTTGGATTAAATTTAAAACGATTAATATTTGAACCAAATTCAAATTCAAGTCAAATTAAAAATATTATAATAAAAGGAATAGAAGCGTGGGAAGATAGAATAGAAATTGTAGATTTAAATATTTCAAAATCTGGAGTAGATAATAATGTAGTTACTTTAGAATTTATTTTTCAAATGGGTAATCAAACTATATTACAATCATATGATATAACTAAATAGAAGTAAAGGGTGAAAAATGGCTGATAAAATAAATTATGTATCTGGAGATTATGATAGTATAAAAACAGAACTTTTTGCAAAATTACAATCATTGCCAGCATGGAAAGATGTTCAAAATGAAAATAGTATAGGTAATACTTTTATAAGATTATATGCATATTTGGGTGATTTATTATTTTATAAAATGAATAAATTAACAAATGAAAGTTATTTACAAACTGTTGAAATAAAAGATAATATATTAAAAATAATTAAAATGTTAAATTATGTTCCACGAAAATCAACCGGTTCACATGGAACTGTTACATTTTCTATAAATTCTGCACATTATAATAATATAATTATTCCACAAGGAACATTAATTAGAAGTAGTGGAGGAATATCGTTTTACACTATTAAAGAATATGAATTAGTAATTGGAGACACCTCAGTAGATTGTAAAGTTATTCAAGGTTTACAACGGGAAAGTTATTTTAAAGGTGATGGAACCACTAATCAAGAATATTACATTAATATTGATAATAAAGATTATTATGTTGGAGAAGATGTATTTAAATATCAATCTGATGAATTTAAAGCTATTAAATTATATGTAAATAATACAGAATGGACAAATATTGATAATTTAATAGCAAGTGAACCAACTGATAAAGTTTACATAGTTGAATCTTTTAATGATTATGGTGTTAAAATACGATTTGGTGATGGGACATTTGGAGCAGTTCCAGCATTAAATGATGATATAAAAGTTATATATAATGTAAATATTGGAGTAGCTGGAAATGTAAATTCTGAAGATATTACAACTATTGAAACTTCAATATATGATTCAGCGTTATCACTTCAAACATTGACAGTTACTAACAAATTAGCATACATTAATGGTGGAGATCCCGAAACTGTTGAAGAAATACGATATAATGCTCCAAAATATTTTGCGTCTGGTGATAGAGGTATAACGAAGGAAGATTTTGAAGCTATGATTGAAAAAGATTTTGCAAATATTTTAGATATTAATATATGGGCAGAAGAAGACAAAACTCCACCAAATTTTAAATTATATAATCAAGTTAATATTTGTTTATTGATTGATGATGGAAATGGAAATATTGTCGACCCGGATGTAGATGGTTTAAATTATAATTCTTATTATGATGAAATTGATGATGTAATATCTGCTAAACGAAGTATTACAGTTTGGAGAAAATATCATGTCCCGAAAAAAGTTTCAATTTCGTTAAAAATAAATTATAAAAAATTAAGTAAATATATATCATCAGATATTGAAAGTTCTATACAAAGTGCTATTAATTCTTATTTTGTTGAACATGGTTATTTAGGTAACGATATTAACCATTCAGATATAGTAAATTTAATTGATAGTATAACTGGTGTGGATTACTGTTTTGTGTATTTAAAAAAAGATATATCTGATTTAGGTTATAATGTTAGAAATATATCAATTGATGAGAATGAATATCCATCATTAAATAATATAGTGTTTATAAGAGAATAGTATGAGAAAATTTAAAGATGTTCTACCTAGGTTATTTCCAAAACATTTCCAGATTAAACCGGCTAATATATATGTAAAATTAGATGAAGCATTGACAGATTCTGTAGAAATAGCAGATGCACGACTTACTGGTAGAATTAAACCAACTGATACAACTATACCTTATGATACTTTAACCGGAACTTTTAAATCTTCTGGAGTTGTTAAAATAGATGATGAATATATTAAATATACTTCTAATTCTGGAAATATTTTAAGTGGTTTAACTAGAGGATATTTAAGTTCCGAAGTTGCCGATCATTATAATAAAGAAATATTTACGGCAGAATTGGCAAATGATATTGATGCAAGTATTGAAACTATTTCAATAAAAAATTTAATTGGTGATCCTCCGGAATATGGTGGATTTAAAATAGATAATGAATATATAACTTATAGACATTATAATAAATATGAAGATACTTTCACATTTTATCAATGTCATCGTGGTGGAAATTTATCATTACCAACATCACATAAAGTAGATTCAAGTATTGTTGAATATGAAGAAACTATAATAAAACAGATAGATACTATAAAATATGATAAGAATATATGGAGTGCGAATTTAACAAGTAGTATCGGTTCTGATGATTTATTGATAAGTTTCGATAGTGTAAGTGGTGATGGTATAACTGAATTATCTGGTGAATTTAGAATAG